AGCACATGATCACGAAAACGACCCTTTCCGGTTCGGAAAACCCATTTTGGTTATCCGAACGGACATAAAAGGCCCGTTCCTGTGATCATACGCTGACACTAGATCAGATCAGCCGGCGCCAGCGCGGCAGATCCTGCCGGGCCTTGCGCAGCTTGCGCCGATACCGGCGCATCACCAGGGCCTTGCGCGCGCGCCGATCCGCAGATCGGCGCCGGCTCTCAGCCACCTGGCATCGCTGCCTGTCCAGGCGGTCATGGTACCACGCGAACATGGATCCCACCGGCCCGGACGGCAGCTTCAGGCGCCGGATCACCGCCGGCACGGATCCCGCCGGATCGAGAAATTCGCTGTTTTCGCCCGGTTCTTTGAGGAACTTTCCTCGTTTTGGGTTTTTCATTAAACCCCAATGTTTTTTTGAGCTCCCGGAAAGACAAGCCTATCAGCTGACAGTAGCGTAGATCTCTGACTTTCAGCTCTGACTTGCACGCCAGGCGCACGCAACTTCATGCAGATCAGCCCCATGCAGCCAGGCGTAGATCGGCCCGGTGATCGCTGACTTGCGCACGAGGAAACACTTTCCTTGCCTGTCTACGCATGAAACCCCCGTAAACATTAGAGGAAAGTGAGGAATCCCTACGGGATAGGTTAAGACGCCCTAACGGGCTGTCATTAACCCCCTTAGCCGTTGGCAGGGGGCATGACCCGTTAACTCTGATCTCGCGTAGGCCGGACCCCATCCTCACAACCTGGACAACCCATGAAAGTCATCCTGATCGTCAAAGGACACCCCAGACCACAACCCAGACCCAGGTTCATCAACGGACGCGCCGTCAGCTGCGCCGATCCCCTGGCTGCTGCCTGGAAAGCCCGGATCAAGTCTGCAGCCTCCCAGGTCCACCTGGAGCTCCCCAAAGGCCCCCTCAGCTGCAGCATGTGGTTCCGCATGCCAACCAAGGACCAGGCCAGGGCCGAGAAACCCCACACCCAGGTCCCGGACCTGGACAACCTGGCTAAGCTGGTCCTGGATGCGATCCAGGACACCGGTCTCCTGGTCAATGACTCCCAGGTCGCCAGGCTCAACCTGGACAAGACCTGGGCGCCCCTGGATCACTCCGGAGTCATGGTTGAGCTCGAAAGCTGGGAACCCTCAGATCAGCGCGCAGAGCTGCCAAAGCCGGGCTGGCTGGAGTAAGGGGTATCAGGACCCAGGCCAGGGGATCAAAAGGCTTCCTGGGGCATTTACGGGCCTACTTTTTCTCCCCGTTTAGATCTATTACCCCGTCTTTTTGCGAAACTCCCGCTTTTACCGCGCTTTTCAAGTGATCGAAGGTTTGCCGGCCCCGGGTCACGAATTCCTCCAGCTCGCTCACGCTCATCTGGTGCAGCTGCTTGCCGGATTGCTTCAGCCCCAGCTGCAAGCTCGCAGCCACCGCGCTCAACCCGTGCCCGGACGCCTCCAGGGTCCACTTGGCTGCCTGGAACCGGACCTGAGCCGGCGAAGCCGGATCGGTCATCAGCTGCTGGATCACAGACCAGGCCCTGGTCGCCCCAGCTGTCTTGATCTCGGTGTCCCGGCGCAGCTCGACCACTTCCCGTATCCGCGGATCTGCCAGCAGCAGCTTGGCTGCCGGCCCTGGATCGGCGTAGCCGGCTGCCTCAGCTGCCAGCTTGGCATCGCCGCCGTTGCCGATGTAAAGGTCGCAGAAGCCCAGCTCCTGGTCGGTCAGCGCAGCCGATCCGGCCGCCGGCTTGACCTGGAGCTCGCCTTTCCAGGAGTCCTTAGCCTGGGTCACATTCGTGGGGGTCTTAGGTGTCATAGGGGAAGATCAGCGCGCAAGCTCCTGGACCCGGCGCGCAGCGTCATACCTGGCTGCCGGCAGATCAGGGTGCCAGGCGTTAAACCGGTAGCGCCGGAAGCCCTCATAGCCCAGGTTCCAGGCCAACCAGGTCTCACACGCCAGGGCCGGCCGGCCGATGTCCCTGGTCAGCCTGGCGCGCAGATACGACAGCCAGGTCTCGGCGTAGGCTCGTGCCCGATCCGGGATCGAAGCCGACCGGTAAGGCCAGGTCGGCAGCCCGGCAGCCTTGCGCAGCCGGCTGCAATCAGCCCAGGCTTTGGCATGCCATTGCAGGACGCCCTTGGCTGCGCCCTGGTCGCCGTCTATGTTCCGGCCGCCGGTCTCGACCGCCTCGACCGCCTGGATCCACCGGCCCGGCACCGGCTCGGCTACGGCTGAGGCCAGGGCAAGGGCGCATAGGGCGATCGGCATGGCGCAGCCTACGCAGCGTAGGGCGCAGCATGCAAGGGCAAACCCGGCAGCGCACCCACCCACCCTATCGGCGCCCTCGCTCTAGTGTCTCGCGCGCACGCACGAGGGGATCACCCACCCACGCACCACCCCATCCACCCCATGCACACCCATCCACCGGTCAACCCCCGCCTACGCCCCCAGATTTCTCTACTCTTTTTCATCTCCCCGCGCGCGGAAAAATTCCGCGGCCCAGAAAACTTTGTCCTACATTTTGAGCCGTTGCACTTATTCGCAAGTTTCACACCTTGTCACCATGCCAACATCACCGCCCGATCCGTATTCACGCCAATACGACTTCACGAACCATTCAATTCTGCAGCCTAACAGCCCGCAGCCCGGCAACAAATTGGATCTGGAATTCAATGAGATCCGCGAATCGCTCAACGCAACCATCAGCCGGCTCGGCGAGATCCAACGCGACGACGGCAAGGTGCGTCAGACCGCTGTTGAGCTGACTGTCGGGCCCCAGGGCTTGCAAGGCCCCAAGGGCGACAAGGGTGACACCGGTGCACAAGGCCCGCAGGGCGTCCAAGGCATCCAGGGGCAGCAAGGATTGCAAGGACCGCAGGGCGCCACAGGCGCCACCGGTGCAGCCGGCCCGGCTGGAGCGCAAGGTGCGATCGGTTTGACGGGCCCTCAAGGTCCGCAAGGCGAAAAAGGGGACAAAGGGGACACAGGGGACACAGGGAGCGTGGGCCCACAAGGCCCAGTCGGACCAGTCGGACCAACCGGAGCGACCGGCGCGCAAGGCCCCGCGGGGGCAACGGGGGCCACGGGGCCTCAAGGCCCCGTAGGACCTCAAGGTCCACAGGGCGACAAGTACGCCGGCACCTCAACGACAAGCCTAGAGGTGTCGAACGGATCGAAAACGCTGACCACGCAGACGGGCCTGGCGTGGACGAGCCAGCAAGATCTGACAATTGTCTACGATGCGAGCAATCACATGCACGCCGTTGTGACGAGCTACAATGCCGGCACGGGCGTGATGGTGGTAGATGTGTCGAACCACACCGGTTCGGGCACATACGCGAGCTGGACGATCAACCTGGAAGGCGCAATTGGGGCGCAAGGTCCGGTCGGGCCGCAGGGGGCCACCGGAGCCACGGGGCCAGTCGGACCTGTCGGCCCTGCGGGGCCCCAGGGGCCTGCAGGAGCCACCGGAGCTCAGGGCCCGATCGGGTTGACGGGGGCTACCGGAGCGACCGGGGCCACGGGGGCGACCGGAGCCACGGGAAGCACGGGACCGCAAGGTCCAGCTGGTGCGACCGGAGCCACGGGCCCCCAGGGACCAGTCGGACCAGTCGGCCCTTCCGGACCCCAGGGACCGCAAGGCGTCCAGGGCGAGCAAGGCCCGCAAGGCATCCAGGGTCCTGTTGGCGATGCTGGCCCGCAGGGTGATCCTGGCGTGCCTGGGTCGATGCTGTTCAACTTCCTGGGCGCGTACGACAACGGCGTGACCTATTCGGCAAACGATGCGGTCGTGTACGCCGGCAGCTGCTATGTGATGACGACCTACATCGGCGCCGCCGGCTACGATCCGGTGTCGTATCCGGGCAGCTGGACGATGGTGGCGAGCAAGGGATCTGACGGAGCTCCGGGCGCCAACGGCCCTACGGGAGATCCTGGCGCGCCGTGCAACATGCGCGGGGCGTGGTTGAGCGCGACCAACTATTACGCGGGCGATGTGGTCGTGCACCTGGGCACGCTGTACGCGGTGGTCAACAATCACTATTCGATGATCGGCACCGAGGAGCCCGGGATCGACACGACCAATTACATCGCCGTGCCGGCGTTGACAGGTCCGCAGGGTCCTGCGGGCGCCGATGGTGCCGCGGGAGCGCAAGGCCCGCAAGGTCCGGCGGGTTCTCCGGCCAAGACTGTGAACGATGTTTCGGCGACTGTGCCGTACACGCTGCAGCTTTCGGACAACAACAACATCGTCTTCACGAGCAACACCAACGCCTCTACCGGCATCATCGTTCCGGCTGACTCAACCCTGGATTTCCCGATCGGGGCTACGATCATCATCGTGTCGAGCGACACCTACAACGGCATCGCGCCCGAGACAGTCGGATGGTATCCGACCATTAACGGCGGCGTTTACGGATCTCAGGTCGGGAAGACAGTCGTGACCCTGGTCAAGACTGCCGCCAACACCTGGTATTGGGCCTGATGCCGAAGAAGGAAGACGATGACATGCTTCAGCAGCTCCTGGCTGCCGAGCGCATGTTGCGCATGCGTAAGGCGCGCGAGAGCATCATCGGTTTCACCAAGTTCACGATCCCGGATCCGGAGGCTCCGGACGACACCTCGCGCAGCCGGTATCAGCCGGTGAAGCACCACGAGGTGATCGCGGCGGCCCTGGAGGAGGTCGAGGCCGGTCGCATGCCTCGGCTGATCATCACGATGCCGCCCCGGCACGGGAAGTCGGAGCTGGCGAGCCGCCGGTTCCCGGCGTGGTTCATGGGTCGCGATCCGTACCGGCAGCTGATCTTCTCGACCTACAACGACGACTTCGCCCAGGACTTCGGCCGGTCGGTGCGCGCTACCATGCGTTCGACCGAGTTCCAGCAGATCTTCCCGGCGTGCAAGCTGCGGACGGGCAGCCAGGCGAGCGACAAGATCCAGACGGAGGAGGGCGGGATGCTCAACTTCGTGGGGCGCGGCGGCGGCCTGACGGGTCGCGGCGCGGATCTGCTGATCATCGATGACCCGATCAAGGACCGCGAGGAGGCTGACAGCAAGAATCTGCGGGACAAGCTGTGGGCCTGGTTCACCGAGGCCGCGATGACGCGACTGATGCCCGGCGGCCGGGTGGTCATCATCATGACCCGGTGGCACGAGGACGACCTGATCGGCCGCCTGACGGACCCCAAGAACCCGTGTTTCAACGCGGACGAGGCCTCCAGCTGGAAGATCCTGGCGTTGCCGGCGATCGCCGAGGAGGATGACGCGATGGGCCGCCAGCCTGGCGAGGCCCTGTGGCCGGAGCGATTCCCGCTGCCGGTCCTGGAGGCGCAGCGCCGGATCAACCCGCGCGGTTTCTCGGCCCTGTACCAGGGCAAGCCCACGCCGGACGATGGCGACTATTTCAAGCGGGATTGGCTGAAGACCTACGATCACCCGTCCCAGCTGCCGGCGAATCTCCGGATCTACGGGGCGTCCGACCATGCGGTCTCGGTGGCCCAGGACGCGGACAAGACATGCCTGGGCTGCGTTGGGATCGACGAGGACGACAACATCTGGGTGCTGCCGGACCTGTTCTGGCGCCGGGCGGCCACGGACGCGGTGTGCGATGGTCTCCTGGACCAGTTCCGGCGCAACAAGCCCCTGCTGTGGTGGGCCGAGCACGGGCACATCACCAAGGCGATCGGGCCTTTCCTAAGAAAACGCATGCAGGAGGAACGGATCTACTGCGCGATCGATGAGGTTGTCCCGGCCAAGGACAAGCAGACGCGCGCCCAGGCGATCCGCGGCCGCATGGCGATGGGCAAGGTGTATTTCCCCAGGTTCGCGACCTGGTGGAATGACGCCCAGCTGGAGCTCCTGAAGTTCCCTTCGGCCCGGCATGACGACTTCGTGGACTGGATCTCCCACATCGGCATGGGGCTGTCGCTC